TGTCTACATCAAAGTATAATGTTTGACACCTACAATTAATTACATTCAATGCACCACCTTTCGTATCACCAGTGTACTCCATTGGAATCTCTGCTACACCTCCTCCTGCGACTGGGGTGTATATAATAAAATCTTCATCGTACGGAATCGGTGGTCTAGTATTCATTACTTTGTGCCAATCTCTAGTTCTATCATCATTTGCTGACAACCATGATTTCTTTTTACCTTTCAAAAATAAGTTTCTAGCAACTTCATGCTGACCATAACTTAATGCACTGTGAGTTTCAGTCCTAGCAATTACTTTGGCACGTGTTCTGCTAAATGCAGTAGATGAAGATATAGCATCAGCAGTATCTATCTCAGATAATCTATCGTCTAATGATTTTTCAATTACTCTTTGTATTTTTTTCTTTGTAGTTTGAGTAACTCTTGTAACCTTCTCTGCAGTAGTAGAATTGATGTATGCACGTACAATTGGGGATATTGGTACGAATCGACCATCTTGCTCAATAATTATTTCTTCTTGCTTTAATCCTTCTTCTTGCTTCATTTTATTGCTTATTGCAGTAACAGTTAATCTGACATTTTTGTTCATTGCTTGTGATACATCCCTGTAAAAATCATCATAGTATTCTTCTGAAATAAAATTGTTGTTTAGATATTCTCTTTTTGCACGATTACTATATCTTTGAAAAATTTTTTCTAAACTTACTCTCAATGGTTTTGATAATGACAACATCATTCTTAACATTGCTCTATAATGTTTTCTTTTACTTATTCTCTTTATCGCCATATAACAACCACTGAACTTCGTTTAATAAATCTTGTTGAGTTCCAAATGTACTGTTGAACCACTTAGGATTCAAGTGATACGACTCTTTTGATGTACGATGATGATAAGGACAAAGTGGTATTGTCTCAAAGTTAGACGAACGTTTCGACATTGTTTTATTTGATATATGATGTATCTCAGCAGGAGTTCCGAAATATCCAATCTTGCGACATGCGATACATCCTAATTCGGCTACTCTTTTTAAATGTTTCCTTTCAGTCGTCTTCATCACTCATTTCTATAAACCAAAATTCTTCAACGCAAGTTTTAAGTATAACAGAAATACCACCAATCCCCGAGTCTTTAGTCAATGCATTTGCTACCTTAAATACCTTATCGTCTTCTTCTACCAACCATCCTATAGTTTGACATACTTCGTATTTACATTCCCTTATATCGTCTATCCATGATGCATCAGCAGTATGGTCTAACCACTCTATCATGACCAATGGATATGTTTTCATACTCTGTATCTTTTACCTCTGAAATATGCTGACCTATGAATATTACTGACTTGCACAAATTCGGGATGCACAGTTTTTTCTTTTGGGTCGACAGTGATAACAACAAAGCCGTTATTCCAATCGTTTGCTATATTGTCCTCTAAATACGGATGATATGCTTCTGATAAATGACCTGTTTGTATTGCCATAGCAGATGAAGTGTAAGTATTAAATGTTCTATAGTTTAACTGATGTGTATGTCCTGTAACGACATGCAGTCCTGCTCTCATAGAGTTTTGATATGCAGTATGTATACCACCCCTCATACGATGTTTCAGCATCACCGTGTCGTCTAACAAGTGAGACATAGACCATGACCAATCTGGAAAAATATTTTGTATTTTGAATGATTCAAAATCTTTGAATGCTCTACCCCAAGCCATCGCACTTTTAGATATTCTAGTTTCATGATTTCCAAACGTAGCAAGTTGCACGATAGGATACTTAGCACCGTTAACTATCTTTTGTATTTTGTTTAATTGTTTTTGTGAATCTAATATCTCTTGTTGTACTGTACGTTCTTCGGGTCTTATCTCAGTGTGATATTTAGCGAACGTTGACAAAATAGATAAATCCATAATATCTCCATTAGCAACTAAACATTTAAGTTCTCTGTTGAATGTTAAATCTTTTAAAACTTTTAAAAGTATTTTATATGATATCGTTTCATCACCTTCAAAATGTGCATCAGAAAAAACAACCATACAGTAAGGATGTTTAGACACAGAAATAATGTTTGTTTGTGGTGGTAAGTTTGCACGTTCTGTGCGAGTTACATAATTATACTTGTTCTTATGTGGTAACAGAGTTTTACCAGTAAGTTCTTCTGCCTGTTGTCTATAGAATGTCATCGTTCCCGAATCAGTAGACATTCCTAAATATTCAAAAACATCTTTTTGACAAGTCATCTGTGGTAAGTGCCAAGCACGTACAATCTGATGTGCAGTATTAAGTGAAATGCTAGAAGCATTTGTACTAGGCATAATCTCTCCTAGTTAGATTTTAGAGGATGTCCAGATGGTAATAAGTCTAAATCAAATTTACCACTTCTAAACTTCCCTGTTCTAACTGCAACTAAAAACGCATTCACTCTCGCATAAGCCCAACGGTCTTCACCACCTTGTGCCCGAACTGATGGTCTGACAGAACTTGGGTTTGTTCTATATGCACCTATTCCTCTACGGAATACTGCAGATAACATTCTTAGTGTTACTCGTTTACCTTTCTTATCACCGTGTTTCTCATTATGTTTATCAACCTTTCCTTGCAATCCTTTCCTAACACTTGCTGATACTGCAGGTGCTTTTTCTTCATAGGCTTTACATTCTTCGTAAGTTTGTTCTTCACATTCAAAGTCATCATAAGATTTATCACGTTCTCTCATTATTTGATTTCTTTTTGTTTTAGCAAATGAGAATCCTGCATCACCTCCCCACAGTGCCCACGCAATTCTACCTGCACTTGGGTACCCGTCTTCACCTCTATCGAATCCTTGACCTTGTTTGTCAACTTCATGTCTTGAGAAAAATGAGTACATTCTTAAAACTGTGTTCGGTGATAATCTTGTTTTGTTTGCTATGTCTCTTGCTCTTGCTACACCCACTGCAGTTCCACCTCTGTTAAATTCTTTTCTCCATTCTAATCCACGTCTAGCTTCGGATGCCATCGCATCTGTAGGAGTTAAGTTTAAATCTTCAAGTGCTTTTTTGTCTTTGCTTCTTTGTAATGCTTCCTCCCAATCTCTGTGATTCCGACAAGGCATGTATATCGTTACACCATCTTTTTCATGAGTATGAGTTCCTACACAACCAATTTCTTCTGCTCTATCTATTGCTTCTTCTTCTGTAGTGTACTCATCGAAACCTACACGTTCTTTAGTTCCTTTAATTAGATTCACATAATCATCGTGTGATGTACAAGGCATGTAAACGGTTCTCCCATCTTCTTCATGAGTATGTGTTCCAGTGCATCCTATTTGTTCTGCTCTGTCCTCTGCTTCTTCTCTAGTTGTATAAGTATCAAGTGCTACTTGTGTTTTAGTTTCACCGTATGCTAAATCATAAAGTTTTTGATTACCTTCTGAATCAACTGGTTTATCATTATCTTCGGGAGATACTTGTTCTTCTGCTTCTCCAATTGGAAATAAGTTTGATGGTATATATAAATCATCAGCACCATCGATTGGGTCTAGTCCTAGTTTTTCTCTAGCTTCATTCCTAGTAATGATTCCTGCATTAACTGCACTCTCTACATTACTAAAAGTTTGTTTTGTCTTTTCTGCCATAGCAGGTATAGAATTTATATCATATCTAATTTGAATGTTGCCTGAGTATAGTGGTGATAAGTATTCGTTTAAATCTGATTCAACACGTTTGAGTAAAGGTATAACTGTTTCTTCATACAATGCTAGTTTAGCAGTCTCCATGTTTGAGTATGTGTTTGCTTCGGGTATGCCTATAAGTTGTGCAGGTACACCAAAGCATAATGCAATTTCTCTTGCTGATAAATTTAACAGTTCTAGAAAATCCATGTCTTTAGGATTTAAACCAAGTTGTTGATAAGTAAAGTTACCTTCTAACAACATCGGTCTACCAGAGTTATGACTTCCTTGAAATCTAAATTCTAAATCTTCTAATAGCCTTGCTCTTTGCTCATCCGTGAGACTCGCACTCATCCCTGTCTCATCAGTTGGCTCAAACTTGAGCATACCTGACGGTGTGCAACCATTTTTTAAAAGAGCAACATTATGTAATCCTGCAAGGTTATGTTGGTCGATGTTATATGCACTTGCCATAATAGGAGACAACCCGTAAAAATCATCTAGTGGAGACCATAACTTAGTTTGTTTAATTTGAGACATACCTGTCGTTGCATCTACTGGATATGATTTGACTACACGTCCGTCTATACAGTAATCGTATGAAAGTGGAACGACAGACTCTCCACTAATTATTTTTATTCTATCGGGTCTTAATAAATATAATTCTTTTGCAGGTCTTAGTGCATCTGAATCTCTTAAAATATAGTTATTCCCTGATATCATGAGATACGAATACAATGAGTTGAAAAATTCTACTCCTGACTGTAAAGGGTTGGGTCTCTCAAGCAATGATATTAACTCATGGTTATCGAGCAGATTATCTCCATCATAAACATCTATCTTTACTGCTGATGCTGAGTTACTAATTAATTGAATACATCTATGACATATTGCATTTTCTTCGTATGCTTCCTTTGCTATCTCTTTATATTTTCTAGAAGACTTGGATGAGTATGCACTTAGTTTACTAAACATTACTTTTGGTGCTTCTTTTTTTTGTAGTGGTTCTTTTTGTGTTTTAAAAAATTTGTCAAATATACCCATCAGCTAATCCTAAATATTGCTTTTCCCGAAGCCTGTAAACTAGTAATAGCAAATACCAATGCATCGAGCCTATCAGGTGAGTTTACACTATTTCCTGTGAAATGGCACATTTGTTCTTCTAGGTCTTTGAAATAACCTACATGATGTACCTTTCCTTGCTCGTACAAACTACTTACTGGTTCTGCTCTTAACATTTTTCCCTTCATACTTCTAACTGGTCTGTAAGGTACTTTATCATCTTGCACTCTTAACAAACGTTCAATTAAGTCGCCACCGTTATTTACTTCTGCAACAATATAATTTGCTTCGTACTCGTAATATAACCCAATTGCTTTACGAATCCAATCATCAGGTGTATATATTCCACTTCTATCATCTAACACATAATATTCATTGTTGACACCTCGTCCTACTACAATCAATCCAGTTTCATCAGAGTTTTCGTTACTGGTTACTGCAGGGTCAACACTAATAACAACTTTTGTTAGTTCTACTTTGTCTCTAACTCTTGCTTTGTCTATGTCTTCACGTTTGAACAAACTACCTTCAATGTCTTCGAGTATCTCAGCAAATAATTCTTGCCTACCTAGTCTCGTGTTCTCATAACGTTCTCTTAACATTGATATGGTTGACTTAGCTAAGTTGTCTTCATTCTCAAACGTTGAGCCCGTTATCTTCTTTACATCATCACGTTCAAACAGTTCTTTTACTAAAGGTGTTGGTCTTGGTGTTGTTGTGATTATGCATTTAGGTGATTCACCCAATCGTAAAGCCATCATCAAGTTATCAAACGTATCTCTGTATCTCCATGATGCTAACTCATCGCACCATGCTCTGTGAAAGTTTTGACCACGTATCCTATCTGCTTCTGTTGCAGGGAATCCAATTATCTTTGAGCCATTGTAAAAAGTTATCTCTGATGCAGATTTGTTATAACCTTTATATGCAAGTAAATCTTTATCAAGCAACGTTATGATTCCAGAGTCTCCTTGAAAACAAACTTTTGAAAGGTCTGAATATGTTGGTGCAACTACACCACATATACTATTGGGGTGTGTGAGACAATACTCAATTATATTCATTGCACCTGAAATTGTCTTACCGAATCCACGTCCTGCGAGTAACAGATAAATATTATATTTGTCTTCGTCAACTATGACTTGTTTTGGACGTGCCTTGTTCGTTATCCACTCGTCCAGTAGAAGCATCGCTTTCTTCTCTTTGTAGTCTAGCTTCTCTAAGTCTATTAACAATTCGTCTGACTCTTGACTCATCTTCGTCTGCATTGATTACCTCCAGTGTACTTGTATCTCTCCAACCTGCTTGACACTTTAACCAAAAAATACCTGCTGTTACTGCACCTTGTCCTTCACCTGTAGCAATTCTGTATAGATTCTTTGCTACCTGTGCATTCGCTTCTGCTTTCCCTTGTGTCAATTCTTCGTTGTAGTATTTAGTCAAAGTATTTCTAGCAATGCCCAATATGCTACATATCTGTTCTTGTGTTATACCGAGACCCGATAAACTTTTTACCATTTTGCTCTTTTCTTCTGACTTGTCGATAATCTTTGGCATGATTCGATTCTAATACTCTTTTTAATAATGTTCAAATAAATTACTTATCTTGCACTGGATACCATGCTTTTGAATACTTATAATTCTTAATATTCTTCATTTTAAACACCGAGTCTTGATATAATAAGTCAATCTCTTTGACGGATGCACCTATTTCTTTACCTACATCAGTATTAGACCATCCGTGTTTATCAATCAACTCTCTAATCATACCCGACATTTTAAGTGCTACATGACTACCTTTAGCACGATTCATACGTACTGTTAATATCATTGCTTTATCTCTTGGTACGTCAAACACAACACATGGAACTCTGCCGTCATATTTTTGTTTTAATGCTTTAGACTGTTTAGACAACATTGTCCTATGAAACCCGTCTATAATTATTTTATCTTTAGAAATAATTATAGGTTGTACCCAACCAACTTGTAATATATTTAACTCTAGTGCTTTTAACTCGGCATTCATTACAATGTTTGGGTTGTAGTCATTGGCTACTAATGCTTCTGCATCAATCCATTCTATTTTTTCAATCGGTTCTTTTTTCATATACACATTTACTAATTGGATAAATTTTTCTTTTGTATTCACCTGTCATAAAGAAATCTAACAGATGATAAATAGGGTATGCATCAGGCGACTTTCTGTGTGCGACAACTGCTTGTTTGAATCGTTCGTATGCTAAATGTTTTTGTCTAGGTTCGGTTATATATTCTTTAACGTATTCTAGTATTGTTTGTAAGTCTTTTCCGTACTTATCTTTTATCTTGTCTTTGTTATATTCTTTATAGTATTTGTCTTGCAATATCATTTCGGGAAACAACGTAATTACTTGTTGATACAATATAGGGTCGAGGGTTCTTAGTTTATAAAATCGTTTACTTGCTTCATGATGTATTGGTGTTGCGACTCTTAGTGCTTCATTATTCCACATTTGCATATTGTACAATGGACAATACTCAATATCATTATCATAAAAATATTTGAATACATCATCTTCTTGCCAATCAAATATAGGTTTGCACAATTTTGCACGTTCAGTACCGTTAGTGTTGTTGATATAATTTTCATGCATGAACCATAACGTCTTAAAGATTCACTAGCACGTATTCCATTCACGAATGCTACCTTACCTTCAAATAGACTTGCAGTGTATGCATCCATGTTTAGTTTATCGAAAACGTGTGTATGAGTTATAGCATGTGAAGGTATCGGTCTAACGTGTTCCCTGTTAGCATCCCATTGTACGTATGTCTGTGTTTGACCTAGAACATATTTGGTTGCATAGGTAGGAACACAAAAATAAAACATATCTATCCATTTCTTTTTTCTATATTCGTTAACAAAATCTATAACAACATTTGGTATGAGTTCTTCGTCTCTGAACACAACGTTTATTTTTTTTATCCCTCTGGAATCTGCGACTTCTTTACATAAGTGCAACGTTGCCAAACTATCTTTACCACCACTGAACATTACAACAACAGTGTCAAATATATCGTAGATATGATTGATTCTTTTTATAGACTCATCGTAAACATTTGTATCTATAAATTTTCTAGTCTTCTTTAATACCATTGTCTTTTAAAAATTTATCAATTCTGCTCGAATGAGTATCCATATCACTATACTCATGTTTTAAATCTTTTAAGAACTTGTACCATAGTTTTTGCTGACTCTCGTTATCAAAAACCAAACTATAAGATATTTGAGGTATACTTAGTTTATCATCTCCTTTGTAGTGGTCGTCTGACAAATCGAACTCACGATAATCTATACCCATATCTGTAGGTGTAAAACCAAAATCTTCTAATTCTTCTATGTTGAATCTGTTGCTCAACATTTCCATGTCAAAATCACCTGCGATATTTTTATTAAGTCTAATGTTAAGTTCATCAACCTCTGCTTCATTTAAGATTCTATTGGGTATATAACAGTCTACTCTTTGTATCTTCGCTAGAGTCAATGCTTTCTTACGACCATGACCACCTACAATTGTTAAGTCTCTGTTAACTACTAATGGTTCTGCTACACCAAAACGTTTTATGCTTTCGGATAAGTGTTTGAGTTTTTCGGGAGTTATGATACGAGGATTGAACTCGTATTCTTTTAGAGAAGATACCTCAAGTTCTTCTACTGACCATTTTAAATCAGATGTCGTCATAACACTTTGTATCATTATTCCATGCAATAGTAAACTCAGAAACTACACCTTGCACATCTACTTCTCTGACTTTAGCTATTCTTATCTTTGTGCATCCACGTTCATAATCTCTTGTAACTATAATTCCAACATCACATTTATTTGCCCAGTGTGCTGTGCCCGAAATTTCAAAAAGACTTTTGACTTCAAATACACCATCTGCATTACGTATCTGTTTAGTTGGGTGTGCGACCATAAATGTAACTGTTTCAGTTTCTCTGTTAAATCTTTTAATCTTAGATATTAGCACCGATATATGTTCGTCTTCTCGAAGATTATTACGTGCAGGACATATCTCATTATAAGGGTCTAACAACATACCATCTATGTCATAAACTTCTTTTACCTTACGTGCTCTATCTAGAATCCAGTCAATGTTCGGAGATTCTTCTGACTTGTCTAAAAAATAAAAGTGTTCTTGTATAAACTCAATTGCTTCAATGACTTCTGATTCATTAACACGATTTTTAAACATAATATCGAATGGTTTTTTACAATACTTTTCAATGAGACGTTTTAAGTTTACTGTACTGTTGTGCTCTGGTGAAAATATTAAATATTTAAAGTTGTGCATTTTAGCAGTTCTCATCAACACGTCATACGTCCATGATGATTTTCCACAATTGGGGATGCCTGTGATTACCATGAAGGAAGGTTTTATTATTTTTATACAATCTTTTGCATTATCGAAACCTATGTCATATCTTTTTTGTGATTTACCTTGATATAATTGCCACAATGGCTCGGTTAAGTCTAGTGCTCGATATACACCATCAATTTTCTCACTCATTTATACTCCTACATTGCTATAAAATTTTTATTTTTTGTTTTCTTTTTAAATATATCAGATGGTTTACGTTGTGTAATATTTTCACTTTTACTTATATTAGTATTATGTGCAAATTTTTCACATCGTAAAAAGTATCTGTTAATCTTTTTTAAACCTTGTTTAGTTCTTACAACTCTTACTAATCCTTTCTTTTCTAATGTTTTGAGATTAGATACAACCGTCCTTCTCGTGCAATGAGCATGATAAGCAATATGGTCGTGTGATGGATAACAAGAATTTTCCGAATCAGCATAGTTAGCTAGAATCAGCAGAATCAACTTACCAGTGGTTGACTCTGCTGACTGTCGTATAGCCCAACTCATTGCTTGGAAACTCATTATCTACGACTCGATAATGTAACTGACAGATTATCTGCAGTAGCATAAAAATCATCTGCAGTTATCTCTCCCTTCGTTGCCTGATAAATAATGTCCATATTTCTACGATTAGGAATCCTCAAGCCGTATTTATACTTGTTGAGGGTGTCTTGTTTTATCCCTGTAACCTCAGAAAACTTAGACATTGGAAGGCTCTCTTTTTCAAGATACTCTTGCAATTTCACGTTGTCCTCCTGTTTCGCTTGATTATACAGTAATCTGACGGACTGTCAATATGACAATTCGTACTTGATTAGCCTTGTTATTAGTGTCATAATTGATGCACATTTAATCAAATATATGGAGTTACAAATGATATATTTAATAGTACATAAGACCGAATATGATACATATTCTGTCGCACCAAAATGCACACCTTATAAAAATGCTGATGATGCAGATGAGATGTGCGATGTTCTTAACAAAACCAAAACTAGTGATAAAGAGTATTGGACTGTTATTGAACTTCCCGAAGAAAAAAACTTGGAGGTAGTAAATAATGGATAAAGTTACAATTAAAGGTGCTTTGCTCAAAGCACGTAAAGAAGTGATTGAAACTACTTTAATTAAAAGTGCTAAAGGTGCATTCAAAAATTCTTATACACCTTTACCCGAAATTATTAAAGTTGTAGAACCAATTTTATTGAAACACAACATACTTTCAATCTTTAATGAAGCAACCGATTATACTAACAGTGAAAAACCGAATGAGGCTAAATTCACTTTGACTTTGTATCATCCCGAGACAGATACAAAAATGATTAATAGTATACGTGTTGAGTTAGAGAAAAGAACACCTCAAGGTAAAAGAAGTGCTTACACTTATGCACAACGTAGCCTTTATGAAAGTACATTAGTAATCAATAAAGAAGATGATGATGCAACCGACACAATGACCGTGCAGGAACTTGATGAAGCAATTGCATCTTTGTCTAGGAAAAAAAATTCGTTGAGCAGAAGAACTGCACAACCTTCAACTAACGGACACAACCCGTTTGGAGAAAATAAATGACCGAGAAACTCAATGAGTTTTTAGGAAGTGAGACTGAGGTTATCTATGGTAGCCTCAATCCACCTCGTAAAAATACAAATGATGAAGTGATAGATACCATCGTGCAAGACGGAAAAATAAAAGATGGTTCAGAATACGGGAAACACGTTAAAGTCATCGAATCAACATCTCAAGCAGGTAACCAAGTTTTTTATTTATATGAAAAAGTTGGTGCAGTCTTTGCAACATCTAAAGAAGAAAACAAAGACCTTGTTCTTCAAGGTGAAATGTCTTTAGGTGGACAAGATAAATTTGTGCAAGGATATAAAAAACTAAATGAGAACGGTGAAGAATGGATAAGTCTTAGCATTTATCCTAAACGTGATGGAAGTAACTAATACATTATATGGTGCACAATTGATTCCAGTATCTCAAAAAGATAGAATGATTGCTTTCACAGAACTATCTAAAGGTATTGGAATCAAAACCGATGCTAACGTAAAAAGTTATTTGTTAGATTACAGACGAGTAGATATGTGGAGAATTCCATTAGACTCGGGTATTGGAGAAATATTTAAAAGAGTTGGCGATGATGCTAACAAAGCATTCAATTATAATGTTAATGACATAGGTGATATTCAATATTTAGAATACAAAGTTGGGGATTATTACAACATACATTCTGATATTGATAATGGACAAGCATGTCAAAGAAAAATTAGTATGTCGTGGGTACTGAATTCTGATTATGAAGGAGGAGACTTTAAGATATACGAGCACGGTGATTCTACCGTAATTAATTTAACACCATCAAACGTTTTAGCATTCACTAGTTTTTATAATCATTCAGTGAGCATGGTAACTAGTGGTATACGTAAAGCATTAGTTTGTTGGTACATAGGAGATAGTTGGAAATGAATATAATACAAAAACATACAGACGATGGATTGAGATATTATGACGTAGATGGTAAACACTATGCTAGTGTTACCGAAGTTGTTAATCATAAAGGTAGTGTAGGTCTACAAATATGGAGAGATAAACTAGGTCATGATGTTGCAGACTATGAAATGAAACGTTGTGCTAAACGTGGTAGTGATACACATAAATTAATCGAAGATTATTTGTTAGGAGAAAAATCTAAAGATAAACAGGTATTGCCAACTGGTTTGTTTGCTCTTATGAAACCTCACCTAGATAGATTATCTGTTATTGTTCTAGAATCAAAACTTTACAGTCATAAATTAAGGATTGCAGGTACAGTGGATTGTATTGCATTGGATAAAGAGACTGGCAAATTAACGGTCGTAGACTTTAAAACATCTAATAAGAAAGGAAAAGTAAGAACGGAACATTGGTTACAGACCACTGCTTATGCATTAATGTGGATGGAGATGCATCCGACAGACAATGTTGAGCAATTGATAATCATAAAAGCAAGTGAAGATGGATATTGTGTAAGCACATCTAGTGATTACCTTCCATACGTTTCTACTTTGAAAACTTATATAGACGATTACTATAAAATGATGGAGGTGCAATATGACAATTAAAAAAGAAGACTTGCCCGAACGTAGACGTGTGATGAACCGTGAAGTAAAAAAATGGACTGCATCTACCGAAGAAGTTATTGCAAGACTTGAGGAAACTTTAGCACATGGTAGAAAACAACTGAAACATAATCAAAGATTATTTAATGAAGCAATGCATAAAGAAACATTCAACTGTGAACTAGCTTATGCATATATAATGGCAATGAACAGTACAATTGATGCAATAAATTCGTTAGAGCAGTTGTTAAAATCTACACAATTAGGTAAAGATACTAGTTGACAGTTTGTCATATAGTGCTATATTTAAAGATACTAAAATTTTAGGAGTATTAAAATGATAGTAAAACCGATAGGAAAACCGAGACGTAAGAATACGACTCGGAGAAAAAGAAAGGCACATGTGCCGAAGGATAAAAGCAGGTCGTGGTATCATCCGTTATCTGTTGCAACATTGAGAAAACAACAGATGAAAAATAAGGTTGAAGATGTATAATCCAATTACAGATTTCATTTGTTATGCTCGAGAAAAATACGGTGATGTCAATTCTACGTGTTACAAAAATGATGGTATATGTTGTTGTCATGAAGACAGAGAAATTATAGGAAAATCACATTTAGGAGACGGATGTACTCCTGCTGACTCTATAACTTATGAACGTATGCTTTACATAAAAGAACATAAAAATGAAATAGAAATCAATCAACAAAAATTAGAAGGTAAATAATATGGACTACATAAAAATAATTCAAAACTTAGAAGACAAAATTCAAAACTTTTTCGATGGTGATTCACAAATAAGTGAAAAAGAAAACAATATGAATGAAACTGCATTACAACACTTTAAAAGAAATTTTGGTAAAAAGAAAAATGGACAAAGTAAATAATCCAAGTCATTACACATCGGGAGATATTGAATGTCTCGATGCAATGAAATCTTGTTTATCAAAAGAAGAATTTAAAGGTTTTCTTCGTGGAAATATATTTAAGTACACATGGAGAGCACCTTTAAAGAACAAAGTTGAGGACTATAAGAAGGCTCAATTTTATTTAACAAAACTAATAGGAGAAGAAAATGGCGAGTAAAAAACTTAACAAAACGGAAAAAGTATCTAGACATTTATTGAAACATGGTTCTATAACATCTCTAGAAGCATTTAATAAATGGACTGCTACTAGACTGTCTGCAATTATTTATAATCTAAGACACAAACGTGGTTTCATTATTGAAAATGAAGATATGAAAACTAAGGACGGAACTAGATTTGCTAGATACGTTTTTAAAGGAGTACAATAATGATAGACAAAATAGTTGAGTATTGTGATAACTTACCCGATATAATAAAAGCAGTTTTATTTGTAAGTGTGATTTCAATATTTTGGAGTATAGTGTTATAATTAACTTTCTAATATTTCGCAATTTATAACGTTTTTGTGTGGTATATTAGATTTTTACTCCTATCACCGAGACCCTTAGAAGAAATTTTAGGGGTCTCTTTTTTAGGGGGTATCTAAGTACCACCCCCCTATCGAAAAACGTCAAAATGAGGCTATTACGAGGTCAAATTGCTTCCGAACATGCGAAACTGAACCCGTAAACACTGTTTTCGTTAGATTTCCAACCTAACTCACCCGTGTCCATTCTCATCACACATTTAGTATTTTCATAGATAACAGTCGAATTATCTGTCAATGCAGTTTTCAATGGTGGCTCGATTTGTAGTGTCGCTTGACCCGATGCATTTGTGTTAATGTCATCTGTAATAATATGAAGTTTAGACGTTGCACCCGAGCCAAATTGAACATAATCTCCCTTCTTAAATGCATTAGTTATTGATGCACCTAAACCATCGACTGCAACCGAATACACCCCAATCGCATGAGCACCGTTAACTAACATAGTACCTGTTGCACTTCCTTGAATAGTTTTGGCATCAGCGTCTCCGAGTAAAAATGTTCCACGCCTACCGTGAAGTTGTGAAAAGAAAACTGTCCATGCACCTGCTTCATCTCGTTTCATTGGGGGTAATGTTACGACTGCAATCCATCTACAACCCAAATATTCAGATACTTGTTGTGAATAAGTGAACGGACTTTCTGTGATACCAACTGCTCTAGATAAACTCCATTCTTGAGTAGCAACAGAAGGTGAACTAGGTAAAACTAATGGATAACTAGGAACTGTCATCTATCCACCAAACGTCCTTGCAAAACTTCCACCACGTTGTCTAGTTTCTGCTACTGCATTTATAGTTTGTTCTTTTATTTGTGGTAACAAATTTAAAACTTCTGCTCTAACTGTTGGCACGATTCCTGTACTGAATGAAATATTTTGTACAACGTTAACTGAACCACCCAATTGATTATTCGGAACTATGTTTCCTGCACTATGTGGTACAAACATTTCAGCACCTCTCTCACCAACTAAATGAGGTTTATTTGGTGCAACGAAACCACCTGTTGCTTTTGGTATTAATGAACCTAATATTGCAGTACCTATAGACTTTAAGAACCCACCACCACTGCTTGTATCTAAAGATTTTTTTATAGAATCTAATAATGGTTTTAAAATTAACAATTGCACAATCAAACTTACCACTTGTGATACTACGTTTTGAAAAATACTTTTCATTGCATCTTTAAAATCTTGTCCACTAGCTACTGCATCACCGAATGCATCACCGATGTTAACAACTGCTTTATCAAATATTTTTTCAAACTCTACAGATTCACCTTTGAGTGTTTGAAATGCTTGTTCAAATTTTTGTTCAAATTCACTAGTTTCTGTTTTTGCATTTTTAAGTTTTTGTTTGTAATCTTCAAATTTATTTGTAACACCATCAACATCTAAACCTAGTATCTCAAATATGTCTCGTAGTTTCTGATGCTCTTTGGCATTTTGTTTTGCTGTGTCGATAACTCTCTCATACTCAAAGCCTATCATGTGATTTAACTCTAATAATGCCTGAGCCCTATCTTCTTCTGTTGCCATAGCTTCTAGATTTTGTTTTCTTGAAGCAGTAACTAAACCTATCGTTGCTAACAATCCAATCATTGCTATATTCAAATTCTTGATAAAATTAAGTGTCCTAACTGCAACTGAACCTGCCAACAAAAGAAATAAACCTTCAAATGCATCTTTAATAGTGTCGAGATTTTTTACTATTGAAGCAGTTAAATCTGCTAAATCACGTCCTACTTCTCTACCAAATTCTTCTATTGCTTCTTGATTATTTGCGAGAGTTTGGTCTAAATCACCAAACTGTCTTTTGAGTTCAACCATGAATTCTTCTGCAATTGATTTCCTAAAACTAAATAATTTGTCTCCGAGCATTGATAAAGTACCAGTAAGTGTTTTAGCAAAATCTGCCATAACATTACCAAACTCTCCGTCTCCAGAGAATTTTTCTTTGAATGCTTTTATTGTGTCATTGATAGAAACTTTAACACCTGCATTGAATCCTAACATTGCACGTACACCACGTTCTCTGAATACATCTGCTGATGCAATACCACCTGCAAACGACCTCTGTATCTGTTCACTGGCTTGTCTAAAATCTAAACCAGTTGCAGATGCTACATTTCCTGTGATTTCTAAAACTTCTGCTAGTTCATTGGCATCTTTTGATACAACTGCTAAGTTTCCCGATGCTTGTTGTATTTCTTCTAAACTGAATGGAACACGACTAGCGAACTTGACCATTACATCAAATGCTCTTGCACCTTCTTCTGCAGTTCCAAATAATGCTTTTAATCTGACTTGTAAGTTTTCTATTTGTATACCGACATCAACAACTTTTTTAATTTGAATGACACCGAATACACCTGCTAGTAATCCACCAAATTTAATTACACGACCACCTAAAGTATCAAGTGAATCACCTAATCTTCTGAAGTCGTTACCCATTTTTTTAGAACCACTACCTACTTTTCGTTTAGCATCATCTAAACCTTTCTGTAGTGAACTAAGGTCAGCTTCAATCTTTACAATTAAATTATCTAATTCAGTAGCCATACTTAATAATCGGGGTACATCTCCATTAATTTATCTAGTTCGTTCCTGTCCATCTTATTATCTTTACCACCATTATATTCTTTGAATCCATTAATGGCTAGTGAGATTTCGTATACAGACATATCCCAAAAATCTCTAGGTGATAAGTTCATCATGCCTACAACAACTTCATACCACCTATCTATTGGCAGTCCTACATCATCATCTATGGGTTCGTTTTTTTTTCAGAATCAGAACTATCTTTAGTATCGCTTGTTGTTAATGCTAGAGTTATTAACTCACCACAAATTTTAATAGCTTCTACTAAACCTACTTCGGCTACTAATTCTTTAACATCATTGTCTTTTGTATCGTTACCACCTGCTCTTATTGATAAAGTAAGTATAGATATAACATCAGTCATAGATAAATCACCACCACTAAGTTTTTGTCCTACTTTAAGGATAGAACTTCCTAATGCTTCTTCTATCCTTATAACTGTGTCTAAAGACATTCTAGCTTTAAAAGTTTTATCACCAAAATTAAGTGTCTTTTCTGCTTTTAACGTGTTTATGCTCATTTTGTTTTTTCTCCTTTCTGATTAAAATTTTTATTACTTCATCTCTATCACCAACGTTTGTTAGATTAGATATTGTATAAGAATCTTTATCAATTGTTATTTCTTCATTTAGGCAAGACAACCATTTATCAAAATATGGCAGTTCGACTTCAATTGTATCTTCACCAATATTTACATTGGCTT